ATCTCTGTTCCGTCTAGTAGTTTGACAGTTTTTGCCTCATTGATAGTTGTTGCCATTTTCGTTCCTTCCGAAAGTTGTATATATAGATTATATCATAAACTAGGTCAGTTTTTCGTAACTTAGCCCCATGCCGATTCCAAAACCAGCCTTTTGTGCGTTTGCACCCTGCAGTGCAACAACGTCATTTGCGTTAGATGCCTTGCCACCAGAAAATACTCTGGCCTTCATTTCTTCCCAAGCGTTTTGTTTTCCAGACTGCTTGTCAAGGTCTACCCCCTGCATTGCAGCCAAGAACTTCTTTTCTTGGTAGTCACGTTCCCTTATTGCTTCTAGGGTAGCGGTTAGCTCTGGCATTGATATAGAAGATTCTAGTTCTTCGTAGTCTTTCCAGATACCCAGCATAAAGGCTTCTGCCTCTAGCTTTGCCAGATCAAACTTTTCCCAAGTAGATCCGCTTTCCACAGCCTGATCCTTTACTGTATCCTTGGTGTTACTTTTGCTTATCTTAATACCTGCTGCTATATCCAAAACCTCATAGATGGTTGGTAGGTCTATTGAATCTTCTATTTGCTGAAGATTAGAAATTTGTGGATAATACTGTTGCATTGCAATTAGTGCACAATAGGTCAGATATTCGATAGCCTGCTTGTCGTCTTTGCATTCTTTTACAAATTCAAACATTGATAGGAATTCTCTTAGATATTTTAGCTTTAGTGGCGAGGCTACAATTGTAGTACCGTCCACCAGTCTAATTCGTTTTGTTTCATATATTTTAGTTGCCATATATCTATTATAGCAAAAGAAAACTGCCCAAGAGTAATCTCCTAGGCAGTTCTCATCTATATTAAGTTATTTTTATGATGCTGGAACGGTGCGATCTACGATCTTACCGTATGATGCGTCATCGTTTGGTAGCAAACGGAACGAAACTTCAAACATTGTTGCTTCGTCACGCTTCGCTGATACTGTAACATTCTCAATTGAGAGTGCACGGTAACCTACGTAGATACGCTCTAGAGCAGATCCAACCTCACAGTCACCTGTACCTGGACCTACTGCTACAAGACCACGCTCAACTGGACATTCTCCAATGTCACCAGCCGATAGTCTCATAACTGGGTTGCCATTTGCGAATTCTCCAGAACCTGCGGTTCCTAGATCGTCGTCCTTGCCTGCAAGAGAGAACAATAGGTTCTCTAGTGTAGACTCAGCAAATGTGGTATTTAGGTTTACCTGCATACCTTGCTTGTATAGCTTGGCAACGTCAAGAACCTGGTCAACACGCACCTCACCGAAATCAGGCTGGAACTGTAGTTCTAGACCGTTCATGGTGTATCCAACGTTGCGGAAGTCAGTATCTGCTTCAAGGGTGTCCTTGTAAGAAGTTCCTGCTACAACTGATGGAAGGTCTGTGTTAGCCTGAGCATCGGTAAGCTTTCCTGCGATAGTCTTACCAATTGGTCCTGCTTCGTATGTAAAAAGTGCTGCTGCACCAACAATGATGTTAGCACTTGTACCTCTGTTATATGCCATAATTTTTCACCTCTTTTTCTTATTGAAATTATAGGCGATGTTTCCTCAAGACCAAGTATACCACGCTTTTTAAGCATTAGTCAATTCTGGCATCTGATGATACTCATACTCAATAATGATCTTGTTACCGCCGTATGTTCTGGCTGTTCCAAAGTCAATGATATCTGCAACCTCTTCTAGTTGATATACCCTAAACTTGTGAAACATAAACTTTGGGGAGAATCCAGATATTTGCTTACCCTTCATCCAATTGTTAATTTCTTCTGCAGACTCGTCTTCACGGTCCATAAGTCTTAGCACTGTTTCTGTGACCGCAATCATTTTGTCTGTTACGCCTTCTGCTGTAGCATAAAAGTAATACAGAAGCTGCTCACCCTTGATGTGTGGAAACGGTGATCTACGCATTCTAATCAGTCTGTCATAGGTGCAGCGTATTCCTGCGTATGGGAATCTGGTGTCATTTAAAACTATCCATGTCTCTGTCAGGTCGTCGATGGTGTTTGGTGATGGTGGGAAAAATGGAACTCCGACACCTGGGCCACCCTGAGTAGAAGTTGTATATTGAGCGATCTTTTCTTGGATATAGGTATTTATCCACAGCATTGGTGTGTTGATTACGTAGCTACCGCTTGCTACTGATGCCTGTTCTTCTGAAGAATATATTGTCATTATCTACCAATCCCTGCCCTTGCTATCCAATTGTAGCCTACCTTTTTGCCAACTGATCTTCCGCCAGACTTACCAGACTTTAGGTTTCTCTTAAATGCAACAGGATTCCTTATGTAGTCAGCCACTCCGCTAGAGTATAGGAATGCTTGGGTAAAGTAAACCTGAAAAAACCTATCAAATGTTTTTTCAAACGATCCTTCAACGCCCTGCCCTCCAGGATTAGATACATTTACAGGCTTTTTGGTAAATACCATTTCTCCATTTTCCTCAAATGCTAGAACCTGTGAACTCTTTGGCTTGATGGTTACGGCTGTACCATTTTCCATAATTGTTGCCTTGTCGTAAAATGGAACCTTCGACCCTTGTTTTATAGAGTTTGACTGCCTAAATGCTGGCACAAAAGAAATTCCGCTAGCACGAACAATGTAGTTTATGTCAAATAGTCTTGCGTCTGGGCTGCCTGTTCTGTTCCACTCATACATGTGATGTAAAAGTTGCTGGTCTACTCTAGCCATTGTGTCAATGTATTGCTTAAGAACCTCTATGGTTTTCTTGCCAACATTGTTTAAAAATTGTGCCTTACCGTTTTGTACCCCAGAGAGAAAACCTAGAGAATACTCAATAACGTTGTTCATATCACGCATAAACTTCTTATCGTTGATTATTGCCCTCATAGATCTACCGCCTGGTTCTCCGAACGCCTTAGAACCAGTCCGTAGTGCTCTACAGACCCGAATGGTCCCATGTATGGTTCATTGGTAGCGACCTCAAAAATTGTAGATTTTCCTGCCCTTGGGCCAGATGTTTCTAGATAAACAAAATTGCCAAACTTATCTTTAATGTTTGTTATGATTACGTTGGTGATAGAATTTTTTGATCCTTGTGTGGAGATACGAACATCTGTCCTTGCTCTTCCCATCAAAATGCCTTCTTGGGTTATGTTGACATTTGGCTTTACGTCTTCTCCAAAAGCAGAGCCTGCTGGGGTAAGATTACAAACAACTGTTCTGTCTAGAATCCATTGTTTCTTTAGATTACCGTATGTTCCTTGCTCAACAATTGGATAGAATATGTCTGCCTGCATTGGAAACACAAAGTCTGGAGTTTCACAAATTGCCATTATAGCACCCCAACTTTAGTAATAGACTTCATATACTTGTCAAGTATTTTGTCTACTATAAGATTACCTGTTCCTTCTAGCATCTTCTTGTCAAACTGAATTCTAAATTGATCTGTGTTGTATGATGTTACATACTTTTGGTAGTAGTCAAGTTTTCCACACTTTAGATCGTGGATTAGCATTGCTGCAGCCTTCTCTACGTCTGCTGGAATGGCACGGAACCCTTCGTCAAGAACGAACAGGTAGTCGTGGCCTTTGGCAAAAGTTCCATATGGTCTAGCGTCATAAATATAATCTCCTCTAGAGACTGGCATCAGGGGATAGTTTACACTGATGATTTCTGTGTATCCTGTAAACTCTTTTACAATTGCTGAGTTGTCTAGTGTAATCTTGTAGCTATTTGCCCAAACTCTTTTAACGGTCTCTCCAGTTCCAGTCAGTCCATTTACAGTATTTAGTGCTAGGCTAATTCTAATTGTCGTGCTGTCAATTACTTCGGTAACTGCATAAGTTCCGTCGATATCTTCGCTTGGCAATACAACCTCTATAGACTCGCCAACATTAAAAGCATGTGGTGCATCAAGGACTAGGCCAAGGTGGGGGTTTGAGGTGGGGTCTTCGTCATAAAAATCTGATATGCCAATTTCTGTGTCTTCTCCATCGAATACAAGTACATTGTTTTCGTATACTTTTAGTACACGGTTTGCGTCACGCCATACTGGCATATAGTCTAGGCCATTCCCGATATCTTGTAGAATTGACTTGTGGTTATAGAAACCAATTCCTGTGTATGTGTCAATAAGCGATCTTGCAACCATTTCCCACATTTTGTAGTCTGCAATTTCTGATGCCGTGCCTGACGTAGCAAGGCTTGTTGGGTCTACATATGGTCTAATAATATCAAGATTTGACTCGTAGATAATGTGTTCAAATTCTTCGTCATAGAATCTAATTAAAAACTGACGGTCAAACTGTACCTTGGCTGCTGGAATAACATATGTTACCACCCCAGAGCTGTCTGATGTTATGGTTGACACTTGGGTTGAGTGGTCCACCAAATCCTCAACATAGACTGTATAGTCATAATTTGCATCTGGCAAATTCCATGTTGTTGTAATAGGATATGGCGGAACCCTCAAAATTTCCATTTAGAGACCAAACTCCTTAGCAACTTCTTCTGGTGTTGCTAGACGAATAAAGTCTTTGGTTAGCCACTTTTCTGCAAGCTCTGGCTTTACAATGTTGTAGCCACGGTAAACCTTGCTACCAATTTCTGACCAAGTTACGTTCTTTGATGAGTAAATTGCTACCTTGTCAGTATCGTTAGTCTTTGACTTTGATGTAGATACCTTTGGTTTTTCTGTTTTAGATACTAGGCTGCTTCCCATAACGCCATCGGCCACTGGGCCTAGTCCTGGTACTACCTGGTCTGCAACTGGAGCCTTGATAACATCCTCGGTCTTTGTTGCTTCTTTTACACTCTTGCTCTTAATTACTTCGTCTACTGCAGCCTCAAACTCTTCGAACTTTTCCTCTGGAATAATTGTTTCGCCTTCAGCAAGATTTGCAGGAACCTCTTCGTCAAGGATCTCGGTGATTTCTTCGTTGTTTTTATTTTCTGACATAAATGCCTCCTAAATATTAATTATAGCAGATAAATTAAAAAGGAGGCAGAGGCCGAAACCCCTGCCCCCCTTAAGGTGTTGTTGCAGATTATGAATCTGCTCCAGCATCAGCGAATGCGATTGCATCCTGCTCTTCCCACTGTACACCAAAACGGACGAATACTGTGTATTCAATTGTGTCCTTCTTTGGCTTGTACTCACGGTTTACGGTGATGTCACGCTGGAATCCCCAAATACGGTTCTGAGGGAATGTCAAATCGACATAGCCTTCAGGGTAGTAAGGAACTTCCTGTACATCAATACCGAGAACACGAGTAGTACGTGCAGCACCGAATGTCTGAGCAGCACCATCTAGGTAGCTCTGACGGTTAGCAGGGGTACCTGCAGGAACTGGAGAGAAAGCCTCTGCAATTGCATCTGCAAGTGTACCATTGTGCTTGACAATTCCCTGGAATGCGTCAGTACCTGCGTAGAACTTAAGATTGCTCTTAAGGGCACGGTACTTACGAGGCATAGCCAAGATAATGTCCTGCATTACTTCTGGTGTCCACTGGTTACCAGTAACGGTTACGAGAGATTCGTGAGCAAATCCACCTGTAGTGGTCTTGTTTACGAAACCTTCCATAATACCAAGGAATGCTCCGTCTCCAGAGTCACCTGTTCCGTTGATCGCTAGATCTTCGATGTCATTCGCAAAAGCGTTTGTCATCAAACGTACTAGGTGGTCCTCAAGAGCACCTCCTTCAATACCGTCTTCTAGTGCTTCGGCTGATACTTCCCAGTCAAGACGAATCTTTTTGGTAGTAAGCTCAACCTTTGTGAAGCTTGCACCTGCGTTAGTGTAGTCACCAACAGCCTGTGCAGCAGCACGAATTACACGCTCACCTACGTTAACCTTTTCAAGTTCCATAGTGTTCGCTCTCATAGTCACACGGCGACCATCCTTGGCGAGTACAGTAGCATCCCATACGTAGTCAATAAAACGACGTGCCTGTTCAGGGCGTAGAATACCGCTACCTGCAGCTCCCGAAGGATTTACAGCGTTTGGACCATCAGTCACACCAGCAAGAGCAACAGGAATATTTCCGATTGCACCAGCAGTTGCGTAGTTACCTGGTACGTTTGTGCCATCCTCAGATCCTGATGCAAATGCACCCTGTCCTTGGTATAGACCTGGAGTAGTTCCTCCTAGCTGGCCTGATGTACCTGGTTGATTTTTAATAATTTCTTCCGACATATTGTTCACCTCCTAAGTGATTTTTTGTTATTTGAATAAATCGGCAGTTTTGAGGAAACGACCGCCCCATAGGGATTTCTCAACCTGTTCTGGTTGAGCTTCCTGTACGATCTCGCCTAGATCGCCAGACTTGCGGAAAGCGGTGTCAGCTTCGACAGCGTCTACTCTCTTTCCAAACTCGTTAAACACGTCTTTGGTAGCAGTTACCTCATTTTTTACTGCGTCAATCGACTTGCTTAGTTCTGCAATTAGTTCGGCTTGTGCCTGAACTACAGCAGTTAGATCGCTAAAGGCTTTTGTGACGACATCTTTGACTTCTGCAATTGCATCAATCTCTTTGGCTACGTCATCTGACTTAGATGTTGTTTTCATTTCGTCTTCTACCTCTTCAGTTTCGTCATCCTCTTCTTCATCATCTTCAGAAGTGGCTCCCATGTATCCTGGCTTGTCAGCCTTTTCTACACCTGAGTCTTCGGTAGCAGTTTCTACAACATCTGCCTCTGGAGCGACCTGTGTTTCTTCAACTGTAGTTTCTTCAGCAACAACTTCTGCTACTGCCTCAACTACTTCATTTGTTGTGTCAGTCATAGGACTTACCTCCTTGTTTATCTCAATTGTACTAATGCCTTTAGCACTATCAACTAAGAACTTTATCATATCTGTTTTTTCGTTATCGTTTTTCTCAACGAAACCTATGTTTTGCATTTGAGCACCGCTGGTTGGGCTGATGACGGTCTCTTCTTCTGAAAGCATTACGATTCCAGATTCTGCATCCCAGAACACATTCTCAATTTGTGTGTCTGCTAGATCTCCGCTAACGGTGTCTACTCCGTCTACCTTCTGAACAGAAAGGACGTTTGCAAACTGGTTTGCTGGGCTGTCAACTAGTGATAGTTCCATGAGATCGTATTCTTTAATAATACGTACGGTCTTGTCTAGATTAGCATCGTAGGCATCGTCATACTTCTTCATTCTACCGCCAATAGAAAAACCTGAAAGAGTTCCATCTAGAACCTTCTCCCAGGTGTCTTGTGCTCCCTTTGAAATATATGTTGAGACGTAAACTCCAGAATAGAACTTCTTTGTTTCTGGATCGAAGTATTTGTCTTCTTTAAATGAGACCATCTTGCCAACAGAGATTGGCTGGTGCATTTCACGGATGTTGCCACGGAACTTTGAGAAGGCCTTTAGAGATGCCTCTGTGGTGACAATGTCATTTTGACGATCTACGTTGTCAAGCGTGGCGAAACCAGAAACGATTCTTCGTTCCTTGTCAACCTTGCTGAACGGCATTGATAGGCGAACATCTTCACCCTCAACGTCCCAATGTGCTTTAGAGATAGTCATACTAGTTTAATTATAGAGCCTTTTTATAAAAATGTTAAGTTTTTGTAACAATTTTTATTGAGACGCTCTTCCTTCCCCTTGTGCATTTCTTCCTGA